TGGGTACAGAAACTAATGGCTAAGAAGAAAGACCCTAAAGTTGGCACAGGTAAAAAACCCAAAGGGTCGGATAGACGTTTGTATACTGATGAAAACCCTAAAGACACAGTTAGAATTAAATTTGCTACTCCAACAGATGCTAGAGCGACAGTCGCAAAAGTTAGAAAAGTTAATAAACCTTATGCACGAAAGATACAAATCTTAACAGTTATGGAACAACGTGCAAAAGTTATGGGTAAGACAGCAGTTGTAAAAATAGCTAAGTCAGCAAAAGAAAGTTTAAAAAGAGCAAATGAGCGAAAAAAGAAAAAGATGTGAGACTTGTGAATGTTACGATTGCGATTGTGAAGAGTGCAACTGTGATTGCCACGAAGAAGAGGAGGTACAAGGAGTACCTGTATAATGATTGAGTTTGTGCTTGTGTTTATGATGGGATTAAGAGTAGTAGACCAAACACAAACCTTTGAAGACATAGATAGATGTTTGTACTTCGCAGAGAGATTGCATAAGCAACCTTCAATACCACAACAGGAAGGACCTAATCTACAGATAACTGCATATTGTAAGCCTAGAAGGAAAAGATAATGTTAGCAGAACTAGCTGCGGCAAATGCCGCTTTCAGTGTAATAAAAAGTTTCGTGTCTAACGGAAAGGAACTTACAGGTTGTGCTAAACACATATCGGACTTTGTGTTTTCAAAAGAACAATTAGAAAAGAAAGCAAAGAAACAAAAATCAAAAGGTGGTGGTTCAGACCTAGAAGAGTTTATGGCTCTTGAGCAGATAAAAGAAAAAGAAGCAGAACTCAAGAAGATGATGATATACATAGGTAGACCCGGACTGTGGCAGGATTGGCAAGAGTTCCAAGCACAGGCTAGAAAGTCTAGACGTTATCAGGAGAAGATGAGAGAAAGAAGACAAGCAGAGTTAATGGAATATTTTGGTTATAGTATAGCTTTTGTATTCGTACTATTCTTTGCAGGATTATTAGCTTGGATTGTCGGCAAATGGACAGGGAAACTTTAACACCTTGCATTGGTGTGTGTACATTAGAAGATGATATATGCATAGGATGTAATAGAACAATAGATGAGATTAAAGAGGCATATGAAAATAGTATGGCATTAAAAAAATCACAGAGGTCACTAGTTGCGTGGGGAAAACAAAAATGGCGAACAAAGTCTGGTAAACCTAGTACACAAGGGAGTAAAGCAACTGGTGAGCGTTACTTACCTGAAAAAGCAATTAAGGCTTTATCTTCCTCTGAATACGCCGCCTCTTCGGCTGCTAAACGAAAAGCGACTAAACGAGGTAAACAATTTTCTAAACAACCCAGCAAGACTGCAAAAAAAACATCAAGATTTCGTAAATTCAGCTAAAGTAAAAGAGCAACTAAGACTCGCAAGAATGCAGGAGAAAATAAAGAATGATACAAGCACTGATAGGACCACTCGCAAATCTAGCAGGAACGTGGTTTCAAAACAAAGTAGAAAAAACAAAAGCAGATGGTCTCGCTAAAGTAGCCGAAGCAAAGGCAAGAGCAACAGTAGCAGAGAAAGTTGCAGCAGGTGAAATTGAGTGGGAAGGCAAAATGGCAGATGCCACTAATGATAGCTGGAAGGATGAGTTTGCCTTAGTTGTCCTACTAACTCCTGCAATTTTAGTTTTTATTCCGGGCATGACAGAGTATGTGGAACATGGATTTAGTATATTGGCAACTCTACCAGAGTGGTATCAGTACCTCTTATATATCGCAATTAGTGCATCGTTTGGGATTAAAGGGGTCGGACAGGCAGCTAAAATGTTTAAAAAGAAGTAATGTCTGACGTAGAGGAAAGAATTAATAAAATAATAACAGAGTCTATATTACCTAGTGTTCAGATGCATGGTGGACACGTAGAGTTACAATCTTTTAAGGATGGTATAGTAACAGTATTTCTAAGTGGTGCGTGTAGTGGATGTGCAATGTCTACACTAACACTAAAAATGGGAATAGAGAATATGTTAAAATATTATATACCTGAAGTATTAGCTGTTGAAGGTATAGAAGACCCTAATTCTACAGTGAGTCCATATTACCAATGACACTAAAAGCCTTGACATTTCTAAAGATATCTGCTATAACCTGTAAAATAGGTAATTATTTTTGGCATCTTCATGTCAAGGAAATACGTAAGAATCAAACAAGAAGATTAATATAATGAATTTAGTTACATTACAAAATGAGATAGCTGAAGATGAGGGAATAAAATACGAATTGTATTTATGTTCAGAATCACATTTGACTGGAGGGATTGGGCATCTTATTACAGAATGGGATGTAGATTATTATGGTAAACCTGTAGGAACAAAAGTACCTAATGAACAAGTTAATGAATGGTTTGAGAATGATATAGAAGTATCTATAAAAGATTGTCAGTCTTTATTTAGTAACTTTGATAGTTTACCTGAAGACATACAACATGTATTAATAAATATGTCATTTCAATTAGGGAAGCCTCGTTTATCTAAATTTAAAAAGATGATTGCTGCTGTAGAAGATGAAGACTATCCTGAAATGGCAGAGCAGATGGAAGACTCACGTTGGTACAAACAAACAACTAACAGAGCACAAAGATTAATAGAGAGAGTTATAAGATACGGAGTACCCATATGACAAAGAGGGAACTAACAGAAAGACAACAAAAGTTTTTAAATGTTCTCTTTGACCAAGCAAATGGTGATGTTGTACAAGCAAAATTACTTGCAGGTTATTCAGAGAAGACACCCACCTCTAGTGTTGTAGCTTCTATGAAAGAAGAGATTATGGATGCAACTCAAATGTATATGAGTCGCAATGCACCTAAAGCTGCTGTGGCTATGGTGAGTGGTGTAGATGACCCTACACAATTAGGTATTAGAGATAGACTGTCTGCATCAAAAGAGTTGTTAGATAGAGTTGGTCTAATTAAAACAGAAAAGGTGCAAGTAGAAGCATCAGGTGGGGTAATGTTATTACCACCAAAAACACAGGAGTAGATAATGGTAGCAAGTATTATATCTAAAGCATTAAAAAAAGCAACAAAGAAAAAACCTAGTGCTAAAACTATTAAAGAAAAAGCAAAAGCAAGAGCTAAAACAAAAGCACAAACAAGCACTACAAAAAGAAAAAAAGCAGAAAAAGTTTTTAAAGCTCCTGAAGCTAGAACTAGAACACAACCTAAGTTAAGAACTTTAGATGACCCTAAAGCACGTAAAGAACTAGATAAAATGACTTTACCGAAAGCAAAAAAGATAATAGCAGATAGAATTAAAAAGAGTGCTAAACCCGGAGAAATGAAACTTAGAAAACAAAAAGAAAAGTTACTCGCTACTAAGGTTAAAGGTACAGCGGCTAAAAAAGAAAGAAAAGAAAAGTTAAGAGCTTTAAATAAACAAATCTTTGCTATGACAGGAAAATTAGAAGGTATAAAAAATCCTATGTTTGAAGCTGCAAATATTAAAAGAGGTAATCTTGTAAAAGCACCTACACAATTTAAAGCACCTAAAAGACCACCCGGATATGATGCAAAAGTAGCAGAAAAACAAACTGCTAAAGTAAAAAGAGTTAGAGATGCAAACGCTAAAGCATTTAAAGTATTTAATGGTTTTGAAAGAGAAGGCAAGATAGTAAAGGGTGAACTAGAATCGTTAAAACAAAGATTTGATAAGGCAGGTGGAGCATCAGAATTAGGTATGTCTTTTACTGATTTTAAAAATATGTATAAAGGTCCTTACTATCTTGGCACAAAATATAGTGTTTCAGGAAAAAAGAAGTAATGGATAGAAGTGTAGGTAAGTGGAAGCTACCACAACCAACAGATTTAAAAGATGAAGATAATAAAGAATGGATACAGATACCACGTATAGCTAGGACTGTTCCATTTGGATATAAGATTAACGAAGATGATAAAGAATTACTTGACCCTATACCCTACGAGTTAGAAGCAATAGAATTAGCAAGAAAGTATGTAAAACAATATTCATTAAGACAAGTTGCTAATTGGTTGACCACAAAAACAAATAGACAAATATCTCACATAGGATTAAGGAAAAGATTACTGCATGAACGACAACGTAAGAACAAGGCTAGAACTCTTAAACGATGGTCCGAGTATGCCCAGAAAGCAATCGAGAAAGCGAAAGCCATCGAAGAAAGTAGAATCGGAGCAAAAGCCTAGCATAGTACATGACGTAGAGGCTTTACCTCAAGAAGAACAGAATATAGTTTTTCAACCAAATAAAGGACCTCAAACAGAGTTTCTTGCTTCTCCTGAAAGAGAAGTATTATATGGTGGTTCAGCAGGTGGTGGCAAGTCATATGCAATGTTAGCAGACCCACTACGTTACATGGGTCATCCACAGTTTAGTGGATTGTTACTACGACATACAACAGAAGAACTAAGAGAACTTGTTTGGAAGTCTAGAGAATTATATCCCCTCATATGGAAAGGGATAAAGTGGTCAGAAAGAAAGATGCAATGGGTAGCTCCTTCAGGTGCAAGACTGTGGATGTCCTACCTAGACCGAGATGATGATGTACTAAGATATCAAGGTTTAGCTTTTAGTTGGATAGGCTTTGACGAATTAACGCAATGGGCAACACCATTTGCTTGGAACTACATGAGGTCACGATTACGTTCTACTGCACACGATTTACCTGTGTATATGAGAGCAACAACTAACCCCGGAGGTCCGGGGCATCAGTGGGTTAAGAAGATGTTTATTGACCCTGCACCTTATGGAAGAGCATTTGATGCCACAAATATTGAGACAGGAAAAGTTCTTAAATATCCTAACGGACACAGTAAAGCAGGTCAGTCACTATTTAAAAGAAGATTCATACCTGCTAGATTATCTGATAATCCGTACCTCTCAAGTCAAGGTGATTATGAAGCAATGCTTCTTTCCTTACCTGAACACCAACAGAAGCAGTTGCTTGAAGGTGATTGGGATATTAAAGAAGGTGCTGCTTTTACTGAGTTTAATAGGGATACTCACGTTATTGAACCTTTTGACATTCCAAGAAATTGGGTTAAGTTTAGGTCTTGTGATTATGGTTATGGTTCTTATAGTGCTGTGTTGTGGTTTGCTGTTTCTCCAGATGAGCAGATTGTTGTATATAGAGAGTTGTATGTTTCTAAAGTCCTTGCCACAGATTTGGCAGATATGATATTAGACTTAGAAGCTGACGATGGTAATATTAGATATGGTGTATTAGATAGTTCGCTTTGGCACAAACGTGGAGATACAGGACCTTCACTAGCCGAACAGATGATACAAAAGGGTTGTAGATTTAGACCATCAGATAGAAGTAGAGGAAGTAGAGTATCAGGAAAAAATGAGATTCATAGAAGATTACAAATTGACGAGTTTACTGAAGAACCAAGAATGGTATTTTTTAACAATTGCACAGAAACAATCTCACAATTACCTGCTATACCTTTAGATAAAAAGAATCCTGAAGATGTGGATACTAGAGCAGAAGACCACTTGTATGATGCTCTAAGATATGGTATAATGTCAAGACCTAGATTTAGTATATTTGACTATGAACCTATGGGCAGACCAAGAAGAGAGATGCCTGTAGCTGATGCAACATTTGGATATTAATATGGCAGAAGATGAAATAAATATTGAAGACGAAGCTATTGCTTTAGAAGATGCAGAAGATTCAGACTTAACAGATGCAGGTGTATCTAGTATTGTAGACCATGTTATGGCTAACTTTAAAAAGTCAGAGGACTATAGATACGAAGATGAGCAAAGATGGATTAGAGCATATCGAAACTACAGAGGTTTATATGGACCTGATGTACAATTTACAGAAGCAGAAAAGTCTAGAGTATTTATTAAGATAACAAAAACTAAAACATTAGCAGCCTATGGGCAAATAGCTGATGTTTTATTTGCAGGAAATAAATTTCCTATAAGTATAGAACCAACTGAACTACCTGAAGGAGTTGCAAAGAATGTTAATTTCGACCCTAAAGAACCTCAAGAGTTACGTAATAATGAAGACGAAGGAGACTTACAATCTCCTTATGGTTTCCCTGAAGATGGTGCTGAGTTACCTAAAGGAGCTACTGCAGACACTTTACAAGAAAGGCTTGGTCCTTTGCAAGAAGTTTTGCAAGATGTTGAAGGCTTGGAAGAAGGCTCTGGTAAAACTCCGTCAGCGATAACTTTTAGTCCTGCTATGGTAGCCGCAAAGGCTATGGAAAAACAAATAGTAGACCAACTACAAGAATCAAATGCAAATAAACATTTAAGAAGTACAGCCTTTGAGATGGCTTTATTTGGCACAGGTGTCATGAAAGGACCTTTTGCTGTAGATAAAGAGTATCCTAATTGGAATGATGAAGGTGAGTACAATCCTGTATTTAAAACTATACCACAGGTAAGTCATGTATCTGTATGGAACTTCTATCCTGACCCTGACTCTACTAATGTAGACCAAGCTCAATACGTAATAGAAAGACATAAGATGTCTAGAACAGAGTTACGTGGTTTAAAACGCAGACCTTATTTTAGAGAGACAGTTATAGAAGAAGCTATAGCAGATGGTGAGAACTACATTAAAAAATATTGGGAAGATGATTTAACAGATTACAATCACGATAACTATATAGAAAGATTTGAAGTATTAGAGTATTGGGGTATGATGGATGTTGAGATGCTTTTAGAGCAGAATGTTGACATACCTAAAGAGTTAGAAAACTTTGAAGAGTTACAAGCTAATATATGGGTTTGTAATGGGAAGTTACTCCGTGCAGTATTAAACCCATTCAAACCTGCCAAGATACCTTTTATGGCTGCACCATATGAATTAAACCCATACTCTTTCTTTGGTGTAGGTTTAGCAGAGAATATGGATGATACACAAACTCTTATGAATGGTTTTATGAGAATGGCTGTAGATAATGCTGTGTTGTCAGGTAACTTACTTATAGAAGTAGATGAGACAAACTTAGTTCCGGGTCAAGACTTATCAGTATATCCGGGTAAAATATTTAGAAGACAAGGTGGTGCTCCGGGTCAAGCAATCTTTGGTACAAAGTTTCCTAATGTATCAAATGAAAACTTACAGTTGTTTGATAAGGCAAGACAATTAGCAGATGAAAGCACAGGACTACCATCATTTGCTCATGGACAGACAGGTGTATCAGGTGTAGGTAGAACTGCCGCAGGTATCAGTATGTTGATGGGAGCAGCTTCAGGAAGTATTAAAACTGTTATTAAGAATGTAGATGACTATTTACTAAAACCTTTAGGTGAAGGTTTGTTTAGATTTAATATGCAGTTTAATTTTGACCCTGCTATAAAGGGAGACTTAGAGGTTGTTGCACGTGGAACAGAAAGTCTAATGGCTAATGAAGTACGTAGCCAAAGACTAATGCAGTTCTTACAAGTTGCATCTAATCCTGCTCTTGCACCTTTTGCTAAGTTTAATTACATAGTAAGAGAGATAGCAAAGTCTATGGACTTAGACCCATCAAAGGTTACTAATAATATGGATGAAGCAATCTTACAAGCAGAGATGTTAAAAGGAATGCAAGGTGATATGCCACAGCAACAAGCTCCTGCAGGTGCTAATCCTGCTGACCCAACAGGAGCAGGTGGTGGCACTATAGGTGTAGGACAAGCACCTCAACCAAACGAACAAGGATTTACAGGTAATGGACAAGGCAATATTGAGCAACCTCAAGCCACTGGTCAACCACCAGCTCCAACTCAATAAATATTTAGATGCTCTCATAGAGCAACATCATAAAGCTATGGAACAAGCAGATGATGTATTGGTGCTACATAGAACTCAAGGTGCAATAAATGCATTGCGTAGGTTAAAATTTCTTAGAGAAGAGGTATTAGGAAAAGATGGCTAACTATAAAAAACAAATGGAAATGTTTGACCTTGGTGGTTTAAAAGACCAAGGAGAGACTACAGATAGAAAGTCACGTAATAAAGTTCCTGTAGGTTCTTTAAAGAAAGAAGTAAGAGATGATGTTCCTATAAATATTAGTGAAGGTGAATTTGTTTTACCTGCAGACGTTGTACGTTATCATGGTCTAGAAAAGATTATGAATCTAAGACAAAATGCTAAATCAGGTTTAGAGCTTATGAATAAGATGGGTCAGATGGGAAACTCTGACCAAGCTACATTACCTGATAATATACCTTTTCAACCACAGAACTATCAGCAAGGTGGTATAGCTGTACAAAATCCTCAAGTGCAAAACCCTCAAATAATACCTGATGTACAACAACAAAATCAAGTTCCGGGAATAAATTATGCTCCACCTAATCAATTAGCTCTTAGACCTTCTATATATTCACAACAAGGTCAACAACCTATTGTTAAACCACAACCACCAAAACAACCACAGGTAAAGTTACCTGATAGTCCTACCTATGGACAGCCTAACTATAGACTACCAACAGGTACAGCATCTACAAGTCCTACATTTAGTGGATTGATAGGAGCACAGTTTGGGCAGTTACAAAAGTCAGAAACAAAGAAGTATGTAAATCCTGAAACAGGAGAAGAATTATTTATACCTTTTGTAAATGGAGAACCTGTGTATCCAATACCTACAGGTTTTATATTTGAAGCAGATGTAAAAGAAGAAGAAAAAAAAGAAGAAGCAGGAGAAGTAAAGACTACTTCTGTAAGAGATGAAGGAGAAGGTGGCGATGATGCTGTTGATACAACATCTGTTACAGGTGGTTTTTATAATGACCCACAAACATATGATTATGATTTAACAGAAGATGAACTTGCTGATTTAGCAGCAGGAAAAACTCCAAGCATTCAAGACTTTGGAAAAATGTCTTTAAGAGGAGGTTTAAAAGACCCAGCTAATGTTACTAGTCAAACTCGTGGTGTTAGTGTTATAGATAAAGCACTTGCTGATTTGGGTGTATTTGGACAAAATGTAATGGGTGCTATAGGGTCTTTATTTAGCACAGATGAGCAAGAAAAAGGTATTAGTACAACTGTACAAAGTGATAGACTAGGCTCATTAGGTTATAATACAAATGCTAGTAAAAACAGTTTTGCTAATTCATTAGGTCTTGATTTAACAGATAAAAATACGATGGCTATAGGTCATAATCCGGGCAATCAAAACCCTAACAATAAAGATGAAGTATATAGTAAATCAGGTGTGGCTGTAAATATGAATCCTAATAGTTTAGGTTATTTAAGTAGTACAGGATTTAGTAATAGAAATTCTTTTTTTGGTGCTATGGGAAAAGCCTATGATACAGGATATTATGGAACATTAAGTTCTAATATTAATGCTGCTGTTATGCACCCAGAGCTAACTGCCTTAGAAAATTCTTATAGAAGTGCTTTAGGTATACCTAATCTTGATGTGGATAAAGCTATAGAGCAATTAAATCAAATGAATCCTACACAAAACTATGGAAAGAGTTTAGGTAAAGGTGCAATGATAAGCTATACTACTACAGGTAAACCTTCAGATGTATCTTTTGGAAGTTGGGGAAGAAATGAGTTAGGGCAATTACAATTTTCTAAAACGGATGCTAAAGGTAATCCTATGGGAACAGTGTTATCAAATGTACAAAATCCTAAAGGTGGGTATACTATAGGTAATTTTAAAACTACTAACCCTAATGTACAAACACCATCAGATAAAGGTTCTATAGATAAAGGTAAAGGTATTAACACAATAAGTATAGACCCAAGTGTGGGAACACCTTCTCCAAAAGGAACAATAGATGATGATGTAGTAGGTATAGGTAAAGGTGTAACAGGTTCAGGTGTTCCGGGATTAGGTATAGATACTACAGGTATTAGTTCAGGTATTTCAGATGATAGTTTTAGTGACAGTAGTCCAACTTCTAGTCCAGACACTGAAACAAGCACTGTTGGTGATGACCCATCAGGTGCAGGAGATGAAGGTGTAGGAACAGAGAGTGCAACCGATATGGGATATTCGACTGCTCAAGGTGGATTTATATCTAGACGAAAAGCTACAAAGATTAAAAGCAAGAAGCAAGGTGGGTTAGCTTCAAGACGATAACCCATAATATAGGCTACTTATCCCCCAACAATAATTGGCTACGATAACCCCAAGGAGAAACTAAATGGCTGAACAAGCTCAAGAGATGGTGGTAGATGCTACACCAAAGAAAACAGCATTTATGGACAAGCGTTCTACTCATGCCGATAGAATAAAAAAAGATGAGGAAGAACTAGAACTATTAAAGAAACAAGCTGAAGGTGAAACTGAAGAACCTGTTACAGAAGAGAAAGCAGAGGATGAGGAGAAACCGAAGAATGCTGAAGAGAAAACTTTTAAAAAACGTTATGGAGATTTACGAAGACACTCCCAAGAAAAAGAAAGAGAGTTCCAAAAACAACTTGATGACTTAAAAGTACAGCTAGAGAAAGCTACTAAAAAAGAAATTAAGTTACCCAAATCAGAAGCTGAAATAGAAGAGTGGGCAAAAGAATATCCTGATGTAGCAGGAATAGTAGAAACAATCGCTATAAAAAAAGCAAAAGAACAATCTGATGCTTTAGAAAAAAGAATCAAAGAGATTGATGAGTTAAACGCAAAGACTACAAAAGACAGGGCAGAAGTAGAACTATTAAAGATTCATCCTGACTTTGCTGACATAAGAGAAAGTGATGACTTTCATGAATGGGCAGACGAACAGCCTAAATGGGTACAGGATGCATTATATGAGAATAGTGAAGATGCAAGGTCAGCAGCAAGAGCCATTGACCTCTACAAGTCAGATAGAAATATTAGCAAAAAAGAAAAGGTCGATAGTAGCAAAGAAGCTGCTAAAGCAGTCTCAACTAAAACTCAAAAGACTGTCCCAGATGCTGAAAGCAAAAACTCTATGATTAGAGAATCAGATATACAAAAAATGACTGCTGATGAATACGAAGCTAATGCAGATACAATCATGGAAGCTATTAGAGCAGGAAACTTTATTTATGATGTTTCAGGTTCTGCTAGATAAAAGTATTGACAAATAGTTATTTATGAATATAACTATATGTAACTAGGAGTGTGACCCCTTTTCTAGGATACTCGCACTCACACTAAACTTGGAAGCCTACCTGATGGTACGAGCCTGTGTTTAAATAGCTACTAAACACACACCTCCAACACTATTAGCCGATGACGAGTGAATTTGTTGTGTATACTTAATACACATTTGTTTATTTCAATGGAGATAAAAATGGCATTTAAAACTGCAGCAGGTTATGGTAATCTGCCTAATGGTAATTTCTCCCCAGTTATTTACTT